CATCCGCCGGCGAGATTCTCAGATAGTTAAAAACCTCCTCAACCGTGAGCGGCTCGACGAATATCTGGGTCGGTGATTGTACGGTTAAGTTGAGGGAGCCGAAGCTATCGAGGGCTCCATAGTAGCCAAGGTTTGAATAAGTTCCGTAGGCTCCGCCACCGCCGATAAACGGGCCCCAGCTGCTCATCGAGTCGCCCCCGCAGCTTCACAAACGCCAAACAAATCAAGCCCCATAAACCGCTCCGGACCATGTTCCACGTGCAACTTCCTGCACTCTTCTTCCTGCCACGGAATCGCGTCCAGCTTCACGCGCGAACGCAAGTCGATGTAAGGCGCCCACCATTCCGGCGGCACTTCCGCGTACCGCCAGGTCTGGTCAAATTGCTGATTTTCCGACGGAACGAACGCGAGATTATAGAGGCTGTTGATTTCGGCGCGAGACTTATTCGGCCACCGCAGCGTTTCCGTCATCTTGTAAAGTGCATGCTTGGCTATCAACCTGCGCTCGTCCGCCCCCCAAAGATGCATAATCCCGCCTTGGCCCTGCATAATCGGGCGCGCATGACGCATAGGCGCTCCACTGGGTTCGCGCTGATGAAAGTGATCGCCGGACCATCCAAGCCGCGGATCATCACGAAACGCCGTCGAGAACCATCTTTGGCCCCAGATCCCGTTCGCGTGGTAGCGATCAAGCCCGCCTCGCAGGTTGTACCCGGGAAGTTGCAGCATGTATCCAGGCCACAAGCTTTCGACGTGCGTGCGGATCGACCCGAGAAGGTTTCCGGTCAGGACCTCGTCCGCGTCGATGATAGCCAGGTGGGTGGCGCCGAAATTCCTGGCCGCGCCGAGAAGTTCTTGCCGATGGATCATTTCGTGCCATTCCGGATCGCAGGTCTCCATGAAGACAACCTGCAAGGGGAACTCCCTGCAAAGCCCAAGCGCAATTTCCGGCGTCTGATCGGTGCTTGAATGGTTGAAGATCACAAGCGCATCGCACCACATCAGGGCCGCGCGCGCGGACAATTCAAGCACCCAATCCTCGTTGCGGCACGGCATCATCCCTATCAGACGCATCAATATGCTCCGTCGGCCAGGAGAACGGTTTGGGAGCTCTCGCCGCCCTTGTAGGAAAAGATCGCAGGCGGATCCGTGAGCTTCAGCCGCAGTTTCCAGGCAACTACGCTAAGAGCGCTTTGATCATGTCGATGGCCCAGTACCCTATAGTCCCCACACGGCGTCTCCGCGCAATTGCGCCAGGGACCGCAAAATGCCCTCGTTTTCGCCAATCGAACATATTCGTCCAGCAGCGCCTTACCTTTCGGGTGATGCACATTAAGCCCGAACGCCGTCGCGACTACGTGAGGAACCTCATCGTTGTCGTGGCGACTTATCCGGAGATGCTCATACGCCGAGTCTGCGGTCCATTGCGAGTTCATCCAGCCGTTGCGCGAAATCCAGTAGCCTTCCTCGTAGATCCGGTCGAAAAGTGGGCCGACCGGAGCGACGGGCAAGATCGACGCATCGGCCCAAAGAAGCAGCGAATTACCACGGGCAGCAGCATCTTGGAGCGCGAAGGCCTTGAATGCATATGGAACCTCGGAATGGGACGGCGACCCGACCGGAAGCATGTTTGTCCAGGCGAGCATGGTGGCCCCGCTCCCCAGCGCTGCCGTCAACCGCTTCTGCCCCTTCACGTAGTGGTCGCCGGTCGCGACGTTGACCACGCAACCTTTCATCGGGCAAATACCATGTTCTCGCCGCTCGTGTAGAGCAACCGGTAACCCTTTCCGGCCGCGGCCGCGATGCATTCGTCTGCCCGGGAATCGTATTCGACGCAGATACACTTCGACCTAATCTCCGTCGCCAGGAGCGCGTGAAAGAGATCGACGCTGTTGCCCTCGGCATCGATGCTCACAAAGTCAAAGTCGTCCCCGAACCGCTCGATAATGTCGGGGATGGTGATCACCGGCACATAAAACGATCCATAGAATCCGCCGACTGCTTTCCAGCGTTCGTAATTTTGCTCGTTCGATGTCGTGAGCGCGTCCGAGCTCGCTTGAAACTTGGTTATAAAGTGATCGACGCCAACCGCTCCGCAAACGAGCTGGATCTGGTGATTTAGCCCGTACTCGCGGAGGAGATTTAGAAACGGCTCCGGAGACGGCTCTACCATGACCCCAGACCAGCCTCGCTCGAATAGCGCCCGCGTGTTTGATAGATTCTTTGCGTGCCAGGCGCCGATATCCAGGAACCGCCCGTCTGTTGTGAAGGCCGCGACCGCCTGCAGGATGTACTTCTCTTCGTCGCCCTGCGAATAACTCATTTTTTGGCCTCGGCGAGCGGCATACAGGGAGAGAAGTTGGCGCTTCTGAGACGCGTATAGATAGCCTGCATTTCCGCCCAGTGCACAGAACTGTTCCACTTCACCAGGTGCGCAGGTGTCGGAGCGGACCGGTTTACCTCGGCGTTAATGCCGCCGTCTTTGCGCAGAAAGTGTCGATGCATGTGAATAAGATCCGGACGCTGCCAGAAGACGCCACACCGGATGGCAGTATCCATCAGGCATTGATCGCCAAACATGTGCGTGAACTCAGGCCAGAAAGGCCCCGCTCCGCCGTTTGCGCGCTCGCACCATTCCCGGCCCATCCACGGGCTCCCGGCAATCTTGTCGATGGAACCGTTCGCCCAGCGGTCACCGGTCGGCTGCATGACTCCGAAGGTTCCGTGGAAGTGCGCGTCACACTCTTCCGCGATGATCTTCGGGTCGTGCGCGGCGTCGGGCTCCGTGTCGTCGCCACCGGTCACGATCCAGCGACATTGAGGGTCGAGCGCGAAAACCTCTCCAGCGAGAGCATTCACCGCCTGGGCATAGCCGGGATACTTGCCGGTCAGCAGAAAATCGCATACGGCCTCCGCGGCATATTCATGCCTGTCCCGCCATAGGGCGATCCTGTAGCCACGCTTGCGCCATTTCGAGAGCGACAGTTTCGCTTCCTCGATCGGCCTGGCAGAAGGGATACAAAGCCAGACGTTCATCTCTTCTTCTTCATGCTCGGCTTGATCACCTTGGTCAACCTCAGCTTTTGTCGCGGTTCCGGGGTGATCCCAGGAGTGCGCTGGATCTGGAGCACGCCGGTCGTGGCCACGCCTGCGCCTATCGCCTGTTTGCTCATAGCTTCCTCCAGTTATCCGCGATCATGCGCGGACTTGTGTTGCCGGGGTGTATCGATGCCCACATTAATTCGCCCGCGTCTTCAGATACGATCTGGCCCGCACGTTGTGCCGCCTCAACCATGGTGTTGTCTTCGCCGATTTGCGCGAGACTGAATGGAGTTTGCTGCCACCATTCGCGCCGGTAGCACAGAGACGTTCCCAGCGCATATTGCTTGCGGCCCTGGTACTTCCACCAATCGTTCCCGTCCGTGAACCGCATCGAATGGAAGCCCGCGACCAGGAGCCCGCTTTCGTTGAGCATTTCAACCTGACGCGCCAGTCGACCAGGAGCGCTCCAGTCATCGTCATCCCAGTGGCAGATGACCTCGCCCTCGGCCCTGCTGCAGCCAAAGTTGCGCTTCTCGCCGATGTTTCTTTGCTCGGCCAAGTGGATGAGCCGGATACGCTCATTCTTCGGAACTAGATCCTGAACGTCTTCCCCGTCCGCGAGGATGAGTAGCTCGGTCCTGCGATACGTCTGGTTCAGGAAGCAGGTTATCGCCTTCGGAAGCCACGTTCTCCGATTTCTCGTCAGGCAGAGGCAGGTCACGAAACGGTTCCCGCGGGCCCACCTCGGGAGCTTCCGGCTTGATGATCTTGGTTTCGTATTGGACCTTGGGCGGGACAGCGTGACGGACCAGGCCCCGCTTCAGCAGCGAGTCCGCGATCGCGTCCGTGGTCTCGAATTCCTGGTCCGGGACGACGAGACCGTAGTTGCCGCGAAGCTGCCGGTTTGCGATTACCTTCATTGCTGCTCCTTTGGCGTCGCTGCCAGATCGCTGTCCACCTTGCTCAACGCTGCATCGCAACTCTGGACCCTGTACAGGTGCAAGCTGGTGTAACAGGCCCGCGCCTTCTTGTAGTCGTCGACCGTCCTCTTGCTTGGATGGTCCTGCTCGAAGATCGATTGGGTCTGCGCCTGAAGGCGGTCGAATGCCGCGCGCTCGATGTCGTCGTGCTTGGTCTGCTGTGTGGGAGTGAGGGCGAGTGCTAGGGCGATTAAGTGGATCACGATGCCTCCGCAATTTTGTCAAAGAGCGAGGAATTTTATTAGCGCAACCGGCTAATAAAATTCCCCACGCATTTGCAAATCGACTACGGGCTAGTGGTGAAGGTTCCGCTGACGAAACTGTTGGGCCTTTTCGTGAGCAAGGCCAATCTTTTTTCAGCGCGGATCGCGACCAAGTTTCGTACGAAGTAATCCTGATTTTCGGTCGAGATCTCTACCTGCATTTCCATTCTGTCCCTGATCTGCGCGGCGATCGGGCTGCCGCTTCCGACCAGGAAGCTTCCCTGGGCAATGCTGGTTGTGAAGACCACGTCGAGACCGAAGATGTTCGGCCTTGACATGATCTGCGGATCGCCCAAAATGTATCTTCCGAACGAATCCTTGGTTAAGCGCAGAGACCACCAGTCATTCGTATTCAAAATGACAAAGGTCGGGTCGATTTCCTTCAACGCGTTGATTTGCTGGACTGCTCTCGCAATCACATCGATCCGGGTCCACCCCTGGGCTGGAGTCAGAAGACCGGTGTTGAACGACACCGCCTGCGGAATAAGGCCATGCAGATTCTCGCCGGTATCATCGCCGGCTAGCAGCTGCAATTCCTCTTCCAGGTTGATGTAATACGGCAGCGACGTTTTGATGAAGCTCATCAGCTCCGTCATGTCGTCGAGCACCTGTCGGGTTGCCGGGATCCAGGTTGCGATCAGGCGAACCTTCTCGGAGACGGACTGGAAGGTGAGCGAGTTCTCGGGCTTGAGGGATGCTTCCGGCACGGGTGAGCCAATCGACATCGGGCTCGACACCTTGACGAAATCGACTACGGCCATGGTCGTCGGGCTCGCGGAGAGGACATCGCGAATCTTCAGAACCTGGCGCGCTTCCGGGGTGATCCCGGGGGTACGCTGGATCTGCAGGACGCCAGTGGTGGCCACGCCTACAGGGTTCAGTGTATCCTCGCCGTCGCTTCCTGATCCGGTTGCGCTGATGACGGTCTTGTAGCCCATCAGCTCAACCATCGCATTGCCTTTGAGGGTAAAGGACGCGTGACCTTTTCGGTTCCTGAGCAACCGCTGCATGCTCTCATCTTCGGTCACGGCCGTCTTGAGGGCCGAACCGGTGACCGGCTCCTGCAGGTGCCTGGTGGCAAGCTTCGTGTCGATCGCGTCTACCTGAGATTGAAGCTTGGTGATTGACTCGGTGGTTTTCGTGGACATGGCGCCGTAATCCTTGCGCTCTTGCTCGGCCTTGTCGACGTAGGATTTTAGCTCGCCCTGCAGCGCAGTGAGCTGATCTTTTAGTTCCATGGTGATTGTCCTTTTTGGTGCTGGATTTTTCCGTGTTTTACGCTTTCGGAATCAGCGACCTGAGATCAGACAGGATTTCTGCGGCTGCCGAGTGGGTTGAGTCCGGCTCGGTTTTCGTTTTCTTCGCGGCTTTGGACATCACAGTGTCGGTGTTCCCGTCCTCATCGATTGACTCTCCATCGTCAACCGCTGGGGCATTGGGATCATCGTCGGCTATGTCGCCGGACAGTGCGTCGAAAATGTCTCCGAGGCCCTTGACGTGTTCGTGTGCCTCGTTCAAAGTCTTTTTGGTGGCGGCGCTGAACTTTCGACCTTCCTTGGTCTCGCCTGCGACCGGGGCAGCGAGCAGGGCGCGGACCTGCTTTACGCCGGCTATCGAACGCGTGATTGACGCGCCGAAGTGCTTCTCTTCCATCTGCAAGCGCCCCATCATTTCCAAGTCGCCATATTCGCCGGCGAGCCAATCCAGGTATTGGGGGAAGTAGCCCATGAACGCATCGGAGAACTGCTCGATGGTTGTCTTTGCGGCCGCGATCTTGTCTTCCTTGGTTATGCCGCTGGCCCAAACCAGGCTACCCAGTGCCTGAAATAGTGCGCCGCGCATTTGGTAGCCCGCGTCCTGCAACTGGATCTGCGACAGTTCCGTATTGAAATCGTCCTTCTGCTCGGCTCCTGCGGGCAGCGCCTTGATGGATGTGACCATGGCCGCCTCGTTCATTGGGAAGGTTACGATGCTGCCTTCCCAGAGGCGGAGTTCTTTGAGGATTCGGACGCCGTCGTCGATCGAGTCCTTGATGGTGTCGAATCCGATCGACATACCCTTAATCACCTTGGCTTTGAGCAGGGTATAGGCAGTCCTGGCGTGCGGGATATCCATCAAGAGCTGGCCCTTGACCATGAGCGCTTCCGGGCCATCCACAAGAGAAAGCGTCCCGATTGGATGGTCCGCTTTGTGCTGCCAAAGCAGGGGAATGGTCGATCCGCGCTCCTGGATCGTCTTGGTGAATGCCCCGGGTAGAATGCGGTCGCCGCCCAGATCGACGTTGTTGTAAGAAGCGAGGATACCCTCAAAGCTCCCGTCGTCCTGGAGCGCCTTGATCTGGATCGATACATTCTGCTTTGCTGGCATATCTAGTCCTTTCGACGATTTGTTTGTTACTCGCTGATTCGCACGAGCGCGGCGGGCTGACTTCCGGATGCAGCTGGAGCGGCAGCCGGCAATCCCGTAGCAGGCACCGGCTGCATGTTGAGTTGGATATGGTGACCGTCGCCGCCCTTGAACGGGTTCATGTCCTCGAGATCCCGGATTTCATTGTCGCTCGCGATTCCATTCTGGAGCATGATCGAGTAGCCCTGCATCCTGGTGAGGAAGTCGCCGCGGAGCAACTCGTTCGTGTTGTGCTTGAAGTAATAGCCAGCGGACTTCTCATCCGGGGTAAGCACGCACCGCCATAGATCCTGCTCCCAGCGCGTAAACCACGGCTGCATTGTCACCTTTACGAATTCGAGCGCGAGCTGCTCAATGTTCGAGAACGTCGCACGGCTCAGATCGCCGACCAGGTGCGGGCTCACCAGGAACCAGCGGCAAATTTCGTGAATGTCGAAGAGGCGGGTTTCGATCATCTGCGAGTCGGCAGCGCTCATCCCGTCCTTTATCAACTTCATTTCGTTCTCTAGGATCGGTACCTTGTGCGGTTCCGCGTAAGTCTTCTCCCAGTCCTGGCGAAATTTGTCGAATTCTGGATCCGACTTGAACTTCCTGGCCATCTCCAGGTGATAA